CTAATACTGTTGGTAGAACTCTTCTCTAGCCCTACGTTTCTTATTTTGACACTCAACCATATGTCGATCAGATTTGAAGACCAGACAGTCTTCAGAGACAGGATTAGAATTGCTGAAAGCAGCAGATCTACTAGCTTCAAACATTTTATATGTCTTAATTTCTTTCTGAGCAGCAATAAGACCATCACTCAGAGACCGATTGGATTTTTTAAGCTGAGCAGCCTGATTCTGTAAAATTCTATAATTAGATTTTAATTGGGTATGGCTAAGCAAGCTATCAGCTGCTTTACCAATGAGGTGAGCTTGATACTGCGTATACCCAATATTCCCCAGAAGAACAGCTAATACAATTGCACATGCTCCAGTAAAAACCTGAAAAAATAACTTCATAAAGACATCCCTATCAATAATTGATCAATTTACGCTCAATACGACTAGCAGCAGTAGCTAGGTGTTCGGGGGCTAAATGAGCATATCGTTGGACACAATCCATAGTTTTCCAACCACCCAGGGTCATTAAATCATACAGAGGGGTACCGGACATCACATGCCAGCTAGCCCAAGTGTGTCGAAGATCATGAAAACGGAAATTCTTAATCTCAGCCCGTTTAAGCGCTTTTTTGAACGCTGACCCAATACCTACCATTGGGTTGTTCATGTACGTGAAAACCCATCTAGCGTTGCGAGATTTGGCCATCTGAAGAGCTATCATTGCATCGCGATTTAAGGGAATACCTCTAGCAGCGCCATTTTTAGTGGTGCCGTGTTCCAACCACGTAACATGTCGACGCAAATCAACACGCGACCATTCAAGATTTAATATCTCACCTCTACGACAACCAGTAGCCAGCGCGTATTGAACAACTGGCTGAAGATGATGTGGAAGAGCCATTAGCAGACGATCAGCTTCAGGCTGAGTTAAAAATCTAACCCTAGGTGGGGACTCTTTAAGCATCCTAATAAATGGCACAGCATCGAGGCAAAGCCATTCTTTATGTGCAAGATTCAATAAGTGGCGAACTACTTCCAGTTCTCGATTAATCGTAGAGTTTTTAACAGACAGCAATCTATGGTGAATAAATGGCCAAAGGGTGTTCATATTGATCTGATCTAATGTGCTCTCTCGAAAGAACAACATTAGGTGCATGAACGCATATTGGTCATTCTGAATTGTCTGCTTATCAAACTTCTCCGCGTTATAGCGGTTTACTGCATCAACAAACTGCATCTCACATTCCTTGTGATTGACTCGCGGGGATTATATAGACCGGAGTAACCGGTAGAGCGTGAAGCATTTCTCAGAAACGCCATGGTTTTAAGGTTGGGCTATCGCCCTTATACGGGCTTAGCAGCCCGACCCCTTCATGCATGGCTGAGTGTTTTGGCGATCACCTGACTAATAACTAGATCGAATGGGCCGACCAATTGACACATCGGGGCTGCGCCCTGTCTGCATCAATTGTCGTGATGAGCGGTTTTTTTTATCTTGTGCGTAATCGAAAAAGCCATTGGTAATTAGGTCCATACACATCTCTTTCTTGATGTGCATTTTTGTTGCTTGCTGGCTGTAGCACTGACAGACATCGGTAACGTGGTTATAGAGACAATGAGGAATAGGATATTGCCGTACTTCCCTGACTTCATCATAGACTGGCGCAGTAAAGTCTAGCCCGTCAATACGTGGAGTGTGTGTATCAAGCCATTCATCTTGATCAGATATATCTGTGTAGGATGTGTTGGCGCCTATATTAACTGATTCATCAAACTGCGGCGGTGATTCGATATCTGCTGAAGAAGTACCATCAGAAAAAGTGGACCATGCATAAAACATTAAGCCAGGAATACAAAGAAATATACAAAATAGCATCACTAACCTTGACCAAGGAAGTCTAGATTTATGTGTATGGACTTCAGCAGAGTGATAGACACCGAAGTATTTTTTATCAATAGAGGTTTGAGTAATTAAGGCTTCTTGTTTCTCATGATAGTCATGGATGTTTTCACAACATCGATTTTGCCATTCCAAGACCTTAAGCTTATGACTACCAAAATGGCGTGCATGATGACGATGTAACCCGACTAAGCGACGAACAAAGGCATCACAGTTTCGAGGTTCCTGGGTAATTAAAAAGATATCAATACCATAGTGCCGGTGCTTAGCAAACATGCTTAGCGCTTCTGGCGGCGCACCTTTTCTAGAGGTATTTACTGGGAAGAGATCCTGACATTCATCAAACACAACAACTGAACCGCGCGGTAAATCAAACCATTTAAGGGCTTGATCATTATCTATTTCAGTCCATTTTTCTCTTAAGACCTCAACACCCTTATCGTTGGTTTTTTTGACTTCATTGATATTGTGATAAAAGATCGGACGACCTTCGAACTGGTCATCTTCGTTAATAAACTTTATAGCACCAATGGTCTTAGAAGCGCCTGGCACTCCGGTAAATAGAAAGATCATAATAACTTCAACGTTTTAAAGGATCCGCGAAGGGACTTGATGTTAATGGCTGCTACCCATGAATTAAAAATTACCTGCAAAGCATCTAAGAATCCAGCAATGATAAGTACAGCACCAACATCCCCAGTAATTGAGTTAAAACCACCCATCACATAGGATTCAATATAATCAGCGAGTAGAAAGGCTCCAACAAAAGACGCAACACTAACCCCTATCGCAAAGAATATTCTGGTAATTAAGTATGGAACCAGAAAACGGGATGCTACAGCTAATAGACTGGATACAGCTCCCCCTATTAATAATGGTACTGGCATAAACAACCTCTAATCAGTGAGTGACCTAAGAACAATATTGCCTCCAAAGAAATAAGCTCCCAACATTACGATGTAATAAATGATTGCGGCTAAATCGCAAATAAGCTGGAGGGAGAATTCAACGGTACCAAATTGGCCTAAGTTAACCTGTTGTGGTGCTGGGCAAGATGCCGACGAAGATGAAATAGAAAAGAAGTCACCGACTTCGTTATTTATCTCAATATCGCTGACACCTTGGGATGCCGTAAGATCATCTAAAAGGCCACCGGATTCATAAGACTCCAAATCTTCATACCCATTGCCTTCAAAATAACCTTGAGCATCAGATTCAGTAGATGCTAAACCCTGCTCTAATGAACAGGATGATGTCCACTCTCGCTTGGCAATCTCGCATGAAATAGGGTCTGACTTGCAAGTAAATATAGAGTTGCAGTCAGTCAAATCGCTAATTTCTTCATCACCAGAACTGCATTGGTTTATCCATAGCTGAAGATGAATGGCTGACAATTGAGCATCACCAGAAGAACTAGGCCGAAGTTCACAGTCAGTTGCTGTTCCTTCTGGATCCTCTCCATCTGGGTCTATATCATCAGCATTAGGGACTCCATCACCATCCCTATCGTTATCAGTACCATTAGGTACACCATCACCATCTATATCGGCATCCGATGCATCAGGGGTGCCATCACCATCTTGGTCATTGCCAGCACCGGTATTGGGCTCACTACCATTCGGACCACCACCCGTAGAGCCACCACCGGTGGAACCACCAGCATCTGGATTATTCCCACCTTCCGCACCCGTTGGGTCATGCCAACAATTGCCACTCGCATCAGCAAAATAATTGGCAGGGCAATCACCTGGGCCATCAGGTTCTGGAGGAGTAATAAGGGCACAACCTGCACCTGTCATGTTATAGCCAACTGGACAACCATCATCCGGATCATCTGGTGGAGGTGGTGGATCACCTGGATCTGGGGGATCTGGTGGCGTGTTCCCTCCTTCAGTACCATCACAGTTTTGACCCGTAGATTGAAAGGAACCATAGCCGACAGCATCGCCGGAAAAAACTCTAATTCCAGCAGCTAAAAATTTACAATCTGAAGAACATATACTTGTGCTGGAGTAACCGGAAAAAGTAAAGTTTTGAATAGTACCTGCTGGAATATCACATTCCGCAGGACCCTCACACATCAACGTTTCCTCATTCCAAACCAAATCGGGATCATAGTCACAAGGCCCACCTGGAGGAGACCAGGCTTTACATTGATAACGGCCATCACCTAAGTCATCAAACGAATAAATACCCGTATCAGGTAAATTAGGATATGTTGAACAATATTGAGACGCTGGCCCAGTAGTATCATTAGAACCAGTATTACCAAAAAGCCATACCGCATGAGCAGACAACGGAAATAGTGAGAAAAGACAGAATATTAATCTAAGCATTAAACAAAATCCAAAACGCACCGCATAATGCGAACAAAACAATATAACCTTCCATAGGAACCCCAATAAAAAAGGGAGAGGCCGAAGCCCCTCCCTTAATTCTCTTTACGAGAAGATAGTGCCTTTCAACCATTTGATACCAACTGCAACAGCAGCCAGAGCCAACAGCGCTCCACCAACAGCTAGAATTGCAGCTTCGTTGCCTGAAATCTCAGCAACAATGGCGGTAGTATCAATCGCAGAAAAAGCAGATGTAGCAAATAATGATGCTACTGTGCCGACAAAAGCACTTTTCCAATTTAAGAGGCGTTTCACAACGTGCTCTCCTTTATATCAGTGCGTAATTAGTAAAAACATCTAGCCGAGCGCACTGGTAACACGACTAAAATCTTCCAAAGCCAGAATTCTTTATAAAATCAATTAGGAATTTGATGCTATAAGCCACAGCCCATAGCATTAAAATTACACCGGAAATTTCAACAGCATCAGCTATGGAAAGGGCCTCAAAAATCGTTTCAATAGATGAATCAGGCACTGATGTAATGGTGCCAGAACAACGAATATTGCCATTGTTAGTCGTGAAGAAATTTCCATCGCAATTCAAATACATTATTGATTCCTAAGTTAATCAGCTAGCTTTACTAAGTGATGCCTGCTGAGGTTCGACAAAATTTAGAAAGGTGACATCTTCGTAATAGACTTTGTCTTGACCAGTATCTTTGTCCTTATATTTTTTCTGTCGGATATAACCTGTCAGGCAAACCATTGGTTCAATTTCATCACCAACATTACCCAAGGGGCGTTCAGAATAAATTTTGTACGAATCAGGTTTTGAGTAAGGGTCTGCTGCAGGCGTTGACACATTACATATGTGTTTACCGTTATAGACTTCAGTGCGATCAATACGACATTTCAATTTAAATTTCAT